CCGAGAGAACTACATGAGTGGGAGAAGGCAGCATGAAACCTAACGAAGCAAGCAAGTACAATCCCCTGATTAAAGAAACCGCAAAGCCATCAAGACAGATGCGTAAGCGTAAGTTTAAACGCAGCAACCTGACTACCCGTGGAGTTAAAACGGTAGCAGCAACAGCGTTTGCATTGGGCTTACTCGTTGGCTACCAAGCAGCACCAAGTAAAGCCATCTCATCAGCCACCCCACCGCAGCCAGCGGTTGGGTTGGTTGCTTATCACACTAACGATTACCAATTACATGCCATCAATCTACTTATGCAACGCAATCAAGTAGAACAATGGTCGTGTTTGTGGGCGTTGTGGACTGCCGAAAGTAATTGGCGCAGCGCAGCACATAACAAATCAAGTGGCGCATACGGCATAGCACAATTCATGCCAGCCACATGGAAAAATGTCGGATACGAAAAGACATCTGACGGTTTCATCCAAGTCCAAGCAGGGCTTGCTTACATTGACCACCGCTACGCAGGTTCCCCGTGCAAAGCATACGCACACTTCCTTGCCAAGCGGTGGTACTAATGTCGTTTAAACCACAACATCATAGAGTAATAGCAAGTAAAGAAATAACAGACCTTTCATACAATTATCTTTCGTATAACTCAACCGAGTTTGCGAAGGGTAATTGTGTGGGGATTGATACGGAATTGTTTTATCCTGAGAACAACGAACTAACAACAGACCAGCGAGCGTTGTTTAAACGGATGTGCGGTGATTGTCCAGTCAAAGCCATGTGTTTAGAGTGGGCATTGTGCCATGAACGAGAAGGGATTTGGGCAGGCACTAGCCCCCATGATAGAAGGCGGATACGACACGCTCAAAGGATTGGAGTTGCTGACCCATCACTTGCAAGCAAGCATTTAATCTGATAAGTTTTACCCTGAACAACACCCAATGGTTCCAGTCCCAGCGGGTGTTGTTCCTTTTATAGCCCTAGTTCTTTAGCAAGCATAAAGACTTCATCACTTAATTCATCAAGAGTTCCATCATTGTAGATTACATGTTTAAACAAATGATTATCCATTGCATGCTCTGAGATGTGATGATTAACTGGTGCGTGGTTATGACGATTGATACGCCATACATCACCACCTTTATTCTGAATAGCCTTGGCTTCATTAGGAAAGCGCACATCAGAAAATACTACTCGCTGGTATTCGTCTGCTCGTTTAAACGCTTGGTCAATCCAAAATGTTTCACCAAATAATTCACGACCAACATCAGTTCCAAATACTTGCAGCAACCTACGGACTTCCGCATTGCCCTTGGCTACATCCCAACCATACTCATCAACTAAATCTGCAACACGATTACCACTTTCAAGAAAAGGGTTCAATGTATAAACAGCATCACGCATAGGTAGCGCAAATGAAATGCGCTTGAACCCATAGTTTAAACACAATAGTTCTGCAACTGTATCTTTACCTGATTGGGCATAGCCCGATAATCCGATAATCATTATTCGTACCATCTCACTTTCGGATAGACTGTTATCTGAATAAAAAAGAAAAGAAAATCTAAATGCAAAGCACGGGCAAGGACTAATGCATCATTGGTATCCTCTATCATCTCAACAACTGGGTAGTAATCAAAGCCTAAACCAAAGGCATACAACTTGTTTAAACCAACATTAACGGATGCTCTCCCAAAGTCTTTCACTCTTGCCTCTGCGTTTCTGCTCTTGCCTGAGCGTTTGACTTGACTGTTCTCCTACGGTTTGTCCAAATCGGTGGCTCTCCACCTAACCTATCTTGAAGTTTCTTGATAGCCCTATGCACACGCTTGCGTAATGCTTCCTCGCTCATCTCATACACAACGGCTAACACATCAAAGTCCATGCCACCATTGGCGTATCGTTGCCGGAGAAGGTTCTTGTCTTGCTCGTTTAAACCATGCAATGCGTTGGCTACATCAGATAGCAAAGCCATACGGTTATTACCTTCGCTTGGTTTGCCACTCTTGCTTATGAACTCGCTGCTCAAATCAGGTGCATCTAACCAGCCTTCGTAATCCCATACATCTCGTAGTAATTCATGCAAGATAGCAGGGGTATAGTAAAAGAAATCATTGGTAGATACACGGGACTTGAAGGCACGCTCTTTCGTTGCGAACTTCTGCGCTTCATTGGCAAATGTGCGGCGTAGTTTAAACGGCAAAGACTCTTGCCCGTTCCACTCATCAATCTTGTGCCAATGTTCTAATGACCACAGGATTAGATGCTGAAAAATGTCGTCAACGGAAACAGCGTTCTTGTTTATCTTGGCTGAATACCGAGATGCAGTCCTCGCTAGTTTGTAAACGGTATCCCAAAGCGGGGACTGCTCAACATCCTTTAACTCCACTCTTACTCCTTTATCACTACATCTAACCAGTAGCGTTTAAACATCATAGCATTAACTCGCACCACAAGGTCGCGCTCATTGGTGTCGTGGCGAACATTAAACTCAGGCATCAACCCAGCCAGTTCTTTGACTGGTATCAGTAAAGTTCCATCAGTAAATCTAAAACAAATACGGTGGAAAGTATCAGGGTTATCTAAATACGGTGGGCTAATCAACATCTGCTGCAACTTATTAAATGGAAAGATTGCTGGGATACTGCTATCTATGGACAGCCACTTAATCTCTATGTCGCCTAGGTAGTTCTCTCTACCGTTGTCGTGCAACCAAGTTAAATGAAAGTCGGTGAAGTAAAACCTAGGCGTAGGGTAGAAGCGCCAGTTCGGATAGAGCCTAGATAAAGCGTGAACGGCAGTAGTTTCCCGTCTGCCGTCACCGCCCACCTGACGGATAGGTTCCAAAAACTCAGGCATAATGCTTGTTGTTTACTATGAATTGACCCTTGTGTAGATACACAGGAGTAGGAAATACTTGACGGTCTTTGATTGTTAACAAACCAAATCCTTGTTGCCAGTTGGCAGACCCGCCCACATAGTGGGCAGCGTTTAAACGCATCATGTTTCCCACCTCAAATCCATACAACTGTTCCGTCACTTTTCCATTTACTGATGTTGTAAACGCTTGCAAACCCAAACGGTGCGTGTGTCCACAGACGACACTCTTGCCAAAGCGTTTTGCCAAATTCATTGCGGTTCCACCTGCGATACGACTTAAAGCACCTTCGTCACCGTGAGCAAGCAACCAGTTCGGTGCTAGTTCTACCGGCTTACGGTGCAATGTAATGTTTAAACGGTCAAGGTCAAGCATTTCCTCTAGCGTTAAACTACTAAGGCTGCGTAGTGCGGGCGCATACTGCGACACATACTTCTCAACTCTTATGTCGTGGTTGCCAGTCTTAAAATGAATAGGTCTGCGACCCATGATGTGGCGTAAGTCAGCAAGTAAATCTGTTGCTTCATTAACGGAAGCCTGTAATGTTCTTGCGTATTCGCCAGCATTACCCCTTGACCAACGGCTAGGTTCAGGCTGGTCAATCCAATCACCAACTATCCATAGTTCATTGGGTTTGTAATCCCAAATGAAATCGTGGAGTAGAGCAACTGCCTTTCTATCTTGATAAGGTACTTGATAGTCACTCAGTACCACGACTTTTTTAATCATGTGTTTAAACTCCTGCTCGTTTTCGTAGCCCGTCTGCGCCCTCGTTCAAGAACACATCATTAACATCACACCCCTCAGGCATGAATACGGGAAATACATTGTCTAGTTCACGGGATAAGTTCTTTGCCATCTCACGACCAGCATTGTCGCCATCACAAAACAACAAAATCTTTGACCAATCTGCTAGCACTCTGCCATAAAATGGTTTCCAGTTATTAGCACCCGGAAGTCCGACAGCACTAAAGCCTGCTTGTGTAGCAATGATTGTGTCTATCTCACCTTCACATACAACAAGCAACTCACTCTCTTGGAATAGAGCAGCAATGTTGTAGATGTGTGTACTTGCCCCCGGTCTTGATAGATACTTCGGTCCGTCACCGTTTAAACTACGGAAGCGGATGTCCACAACTCCTGTTGGAGTTAGATAAGGAATTGATAACTTGTCGCGGTATGGTTCATGCCCAATCTCAGGCTCGCTTACGAAGCCTAGGCGGAACATACGCGCCGTCTGTTCGGTGATACCTCTCTGACTCAGGTAAGGCATCACTTGTTCTAGGTTTTCCGCGTACTTCTGACTCGCTAATTCCAGTAATTCTCTCTGCGATTTTGATAGCCTCACGAAATCCAACTCCTTCTTTTTTCATTATGATTGAATACACATCCCCAGCCATCTCGCAGCCGAAGCATCTGAACCCACCATTGTCTATGTTTAAACGCGCTGACTTAACTCTATCACCATGGAAAGCGCAACGCACGGTAATCCACCCATGTCGGACAGGTATTTCAAACCCGTAATGTTCCAGTACAGTAACAATGTCGTGCTTCTTATCAGAGTTTTGCAAGGGCATCACTCAACTTTTGTACGACATAAGCATCACCAATACCCTTGTTGGCAGCCTTGATTATGACCAATGGGTTAGGTGCTATCGCTAATTTCTTAGC